GGTGCCCGAACCCACTTCGTGCAATACACGGTAATATCCCCAGGCTCGATCTGTTTTGGGCTTCTTCCAGTCCTCAAGTATCCAGCTGGAACTATTTTTCTTATCCTCACCGCCGACACCAAATGCAAACTCAACATCATCAAACACCATTTCTGGAATGTTTTCTTTTGTACGGTCGCCGCCGTTGGCAAAGATAATTTGATCGGTTGGATAACGATGTTTAATAAGTTGTATCGCATCGCAACTGGAGTTGTCATTATCGTTGTAGATAATAACTTCGTCGACACAAGCAAGCTCGCTTACTAACGCAAATCGTTCATGCATTGGCATAAATGGCTTTCCTTTTTTACGGGCAAGCCAAGCATCGGAGTTGAGCCCCACAACAAGTTTATCGCCTAATTTTTTAGCTGCTTTAAAATAAGCCAAGTGGCCACTGTGTATTGGGTCAAAGCCCCCGGTAACGATTACTATTTTCATGCCGATATTTATCGGTGGATCTGATACTGTTCTACTAAATCTGCAGGGATAGCTGTATCAAATTCTGCTCTGTTAAACTGACTCCAGCAAATGTGTTCCCACCAAGCAGTTCGATCAGGATGAACAGGGCTAGCTAAATGTTCTACACTGCCCATTAACAATGTAGTCATTGATTCATCAACAGTATATGCAGGAACACCTAGCAAGCATGCCTCAACACATGCCATTGTGCGTTCACCTACCACTGCATAAGCGTGTAGCAATTGCTCTTGAAATGATTCAAACCTAGTAAATTTAGCGCCTACTTTTTTACGCCATTTAATCGGGCCATCCCAGTAAGGACGAATAGCATCAGTTATACGGTGTCTAAACTGCTCCATGTTTTCGCCTGTGCGTTCAGTAAGAATAACTTCAACAGGCTGAATTGCCAACACATACTCGCCAGTAGTATGTTTCCATTCTTGCAGCGCGGGTGTTGGGAAGAGATGTGCTCTGCTGTGTGGCACATCTCTCATGTGCATATTGTGATGACCGTTGTATGTTACTCTGCGTGTTTCTCTGCGTGGCGTATCTGGACCCCAGTATCCATACTCAATTTCAATATAAGGACGACCTTGCGCTATCCAACTACGCAATGGCTCGCGCCATCCTGGATGATGACTTGCAATTAGAACATACCCTTCGGGAATGTCTGCCACACGAGCAAACTCTTTAAGACCTTTTTTGCGCCAAGGAGTTAGTGTCCACTTACTGTGCTCACCAGGCATGTCATGAGCAAACGCATACTTCATTGAAAACTCTTTAGCATTTCGTTAAAACGAACTTTAAACTTGCGGTCGCCTTTGCCGGTCCAGATATAACTGTCATCTCTAAACTTAAAGTCAGTATAACGCAGATCCATTGGGCGAATTTGATTTCGGTCCAACATAATGTCCAGCATCTTTTGGTCATCAGCCCAGGCGAACCTACTAGTATCACGAATGTTTAGCAACATATCAGCAAAGATTTGTCTTGCATTATCTTTACCAAATCCAACTGCGCTTGCTAGACTACGCTGATCTCGTTTAGGAGCAGTCGGGACCCAGCTAGTTTCAAGATCTTTAAGAAACTGTTCTTGAGATAAATCTCGGACCATAATACTGTCAGCGTCAACATCAATCACTGGAGTTGTAGCATCAAATGTCTCATTAACTCTTACCCAGCGCATGTTAGACCAATAGGCCTTGCGTTGTTCTAAATCTTGATTGTACTCGTTGGGCGTCGATTCTACAGTGATAGTAAATCCGTGTTGTCTTGCCCAATCTAGATCTTGTGCTTCGCCGTCGTACACATGATAATGCACATGTGCCCATGGAGCGTGTTTCTTTGCACTGAGGCCGAATACTCTGCCCCAGGCTCTAAAATAATCCGTGTTGCATCCGCAGAAGAAGCCCGGGGTTGTAATCATTAGTGTTGCCCAAATGCAGTAAAGTTTTTATCAATCCAGGGTAGCACCAAATCTTGTTGCTTTACATATCCCCATCGATTTACACTATCCACTGCTGACTCATGCAATAGACCTTTTTTTGCTAGGCTGTACCATGATTCTGTTTGTGGATCCATTGGCGCATGCTCGCTTCGATAAGCAATTGCATACAACCAAGGACTGTCGGGATATTTCTTAAAGAAACCTGATCCAGTATCCCAACCAGTAACAGCCATTTGGTGCATTAGACTCACAATAGTGTGATGATGATAGCATCCGCTTGGTTGAGTAAATGCTAATTTTTTATATTCTGCATTTGTAGTTTGCGGGACAGTAATGATTAACATAGCACCGGGAGTAGCAATATGCCACCACTTGTCTAAGGTCCCAAGTGGGTTTGTTGCATATTGGAAAGAATCATGCGACCATAAAATATCATAATTGTGATCTTTCGGTGTCCACACAGTTTTTTCAAAATTATTACGTTGGTATGTAATGTTTGGGTACTTACGGGCAATACTTAATGTTTCGGCTAGGTCAACTCCTGTGCATTTAATGTTTAACGGTTGAGGATCATCGTCGCGTGTGGTACGAGTTGCCCACCATTCTAAATCTAATCCTGAACCGCAGCCAAGATCGACCATGCTGGATACACTAAGCATGAAATCATCATACTCGTATAATGTGTCTAATACTTCACGACTATGTGCGTGACTTTCATCTGCATTTCTAAACATTAATATCTTCCATTCCGGCTGTTCGTAAACGAACAATATGCCCCATTTGCCACTGCTTAGTATCTAGCCCTTTAAGAATCCCCAACCACTTGTTACGTAACAACGCAACTTCGTTAATGATAGTTTCCATATCAATTACTTCATCCTCGCCGTCGACATATTTTTCAGCATCCCTGCTAGTCAGCGCTCGGGCATATCCTTCAAGGAACTTTTTAAAATGTTTGGTTCGGACTTTTCGTAATTGAATGTTAAGATAGTTTAACACAGCTTCAATTTCTTGAAGCTGGTTAAATCGTTGCTCTGTTATACCCGGCAATGCGCTAATGTTCTTTTCAACAAGCCCACCAATTTTACAATCACGTTTGGCTAGATCTAACTCTCGTTCGTAGTGTGCAATGAAATCTGGAAGGAGTCCCAGATCGGCTACTACTTTACTGTACCACATGATTATCCTTAGGCAAAGTTTGTTGACCGAACATTAGTTTTCCCAACGCTCGTCTTCGTCGATATCGTCTTCTTCTTCGAGCTCGTCTTCTTCCTCTTCAACGTAGTCTTTGTCGTTGTCAAGGTAAGTGGTTAGTGCTGTTTTGATATCACGATCACCTACAAAGGCGCCACGGATAGCATCAACATCGCTATCATTATCCATTAAGATTTGCACTACTGTTTCTGCCGCTTCGGCGCGATCCACAGTGTTTACAAAACGCTTGAGTTCACCCCAAATTTCTGCTGCAATTACTTCGCTCATTCTGCATCCTCCTCGACTGTAGTTACCTCTTCTTTCTGGTTACCAAAGTCTTTCATTACAGTATCAAGACATCCGTCATCGTTACGTTCCCAACCCTTGCGAAACTTCTTGATAATTTCACCTTCGGAAGATGTGAATACCAAGCTGTTGCCTTCACGTTTGAGCAAGCCCTTCTTTTCAATCAAGTCTGTTAAGCCTGAGTATGGGCTCATACCTGTTGTGTACGGGATCTTGACTTGTACGCCTTCAAACGGTTTAGCATAACGTGTTTTCATGACTTTACAACCGGCACGAATACCGTTTACATCAGATACTTTGTTACCGTCTTCGTCTTCTTTCAGCTTCATTTTCTTCATAGCTACAACAATTGAACTAGCGTAGATAAAGCCTTGGCCACCGGAGATCTTGTCATCTGGGTCAAACATATCTTGTGATGCGTATGTGTGGTTAGTACAAACCAAACCAACACCGTATGCACCAAACATGTTTACACAGTTACGAACCAATGCAGTAAGTGCTTTGGGCTTACGACCTAAGTCACCCTTCATGTCACCTGCTTCAAACTGGTTAACGTCTGTGGGAGTCAACAACATACCCAAGGAGTCAATAACAAACAATACCTTTGGACGTTCGCCGTCTGGTAATGCTTTGTAGTCACTCATGAATGTGGAGATTGTTTTAGCCACGTCATCAATCATGGCCATACTCAGTTTCAACAACTTGCTGTCGCTAGTGTCAACACCAAGTGCTTTGAGCCAGTCCTCGTCAAGAGCGTTTTCTGAGTCAATCAGTACAACAAAGATACCTTGCTCTTGTGCGTTCTTGATAATGTTACCGGAACAAATGTATGATTTGCCTGCGCCAGAGTCACCAGCGAACACTGTGACCTTGCCCAGCGGAATGCCACGATTCCAGTCGCCGCTGATCAAATAATTTAAGGCAAAGTTGCCTGTTGAGATCCAATCTGTTGGATCGTTGAAGCCAATGCTTAGGCCGTCAATGCTTTTTGTAATTTCTTTGCGAAATTTGCTTACGTCAAATGGTTTTGCCATGTATCACCTATATAGAGAAAGAAGCACAAGGAGTTACCCTTGTGCTGATGCAATGTTTATTGCTTTTGACGGCTACGAATCATAGCCAAGATGTCTTGGGCGTTTTGCCCAGTAGCTGCTGGCTTAACAACAGGTGCTGCGGCTGCTTCGGCTGCGTCATCTTCCCATGCAGGTGTCTCTGCTACAGGAGCAGGTGCTGCTGGGCGAGCTACAGGAGCAGGTGTAGAAGCAGGAGTTTCTGCATCACCACTTGCGCCGCCTGGTGCGTTAACACCTGCTGGACGGAAGTATTGACCCCAACGCTCCGTGTCGTATGGTTGACCATCAACGGATGCTTCAAACATCTCTTTGATAACTTTCAACTCAACATCACCTGGACGCTTGGGCAAGAATGTGCTCAAGTCAAACAAACCATGTGTGTCAACTGCTGCTTGTTCAGCTTCAGTTAATGCAGACTCTTTACGTGACCACTTGGAAGTAGAATAG